AGGTGTACAGATGAACGACGAAACCATACAAGGCTTCGCTGACCTGTTCCAAGGGGGGAAGATAGCCAAATCACACAAGGATGGCTACTTCGCTCCTATGGAGGCAACAGATGGTACTCATTTCAATGCCACAGGGGACGTATTCTTGAGGGCTGTGAAGGCTCACCTCACAGAAGATGACGCAGGCATAGGCGTTTACCCTCTCATCGCCTTAGAGGACCCCACAGACGGCTCTCAGAGCCTTGTAGTTCACTGGGGTTGCGTCGATTGGGACGATGGAATGGCAGAATCCTATAAACATGCGAAAAACATGTATCAACTATTGAAACAATTAGGGTGCAAATCGTGGATAGAAACATCCAGATCAAAAGGACATCACCTTTGGGTATTCTTTGAAGAACCACAACCAGCACGTAAAGTCAGAGAAGGACTAATAGCAGCATGCAACGTAGTTGATGCACCCATAAAAGAAGTCAACCCTAAACAAACAGAACTAACAGGAAAAGGATTCGGCAACGGGCTACGACTACCATACCCGCACGACCACGAAGCAGGCAGACAAGAGATGGACAACCCAGAAGTCTCATTCTCAATGGTGCCAGTAAAAGTATTCGTTGAACAAGCACTACCAACCAGAGTCACCGCTGAACAATGGGAAAACGTTCACGCCTTATTTAAACAAGCAGAACCCACACCAGTAAGAAGACAATCATACAGTTACACAGGGCGCAGGCTAACAGGACTAGCAGAAGCAATCAGACGAAACGGTCCCCGTAGAACAGCAGACAAACCACACGGAGACAGATCGTCCACCCTATTTGGTCTAGCATGTGCGATGATAAGACAAGGTTACACCGACGGAGACATAATGAAAGAACTAATCTCAGCCGATTCAGACTGGGGTGGAAAATTCGCTTTACGCACAGACGGTGAAGACAGACTCCGTAAAATGCTAAACAGCGCACACACAGATGCATGGAAAGACCGTGAAAAATATAACACTAAAAATAGAACGTAGACCCAAAGCCAAAGCAAGACCAAGGCACAACAAAAAAGGGCAAGTATTCACACCCAAAGCGACACTCGATGAAGAGAAAGCAATACGCACAGCATGGGAAGAAGCAAAGTTAGAAACACTCGAAGGACCAGTGGAAGTATCATTAACTTACACTCCCGAATGTAGTATAATAACTGTACAGGAATCCCCACATGATGCTACAACCCTCAGAGGAGACATAGACAACTACGTTAAACTCACATTAGATGCACTCAACGGAACAGCATGGGTAGACGACAAACAAGTAGTACGAATAAACGCAGTGAAAGTGAATAAAATTGATTCTGATTGAATTAGAAAAATGGGAATACGAATGGGCATCCCACGTAGGGATACGCAGATTCACAGAGAACTGGGAGAAACAAGACGCTGCGCACTACAAACGAGAATACATGGAAGACGACAGAAGCGCACAAGTCGCAGCAGCAATAGGGGAATTGGCAGTAGCGAGAGTCACTAACCAATACTGGGGAGGACACGTCTGGGCAGGTAATCGCCACGTAGAGAACCGTAACCGTGCAGACGTAGGACACAACATCGAAGTGCGAAGAGTACGCACATCAAGCAACGCAGCCGTAAGAAAAAGGCAACTAGGGCAAGGACTGACCCTGTTTGTGGTACGACCAGTACCACCCGAATTCAGAGAAGTAGAAATGCTCGGGTGGATAGACCACGACGAAGCATGGGAACTCGGAGAACCTTCAGGTTACGACGCTGACAACACCAGAGTAATTGCCGAAAAGTTCCTCCATGAAGTGACGGAATGGCAAAAAAACGAGACATCTCTTACGCCCCAGACAAATTAGCATGGATGGCATCAGCAGGATTACGTAACGTAATCGGATGCACCTCAGACTTGCGCCCCTTAACCCACCTCCAAGCATTAATGGAGGAAGTTCCCGGCGCATCAACTGGCATACGACCAATAGAAGAAACACTGCTACTCAAAGAAGCATTAGCAGAAGCATTCGATAAACTCACACCAGAGGACAGATGGATAGCCGAAAGGCTACTGATAGAAGGGTTATCTCTACGCAAAACAGGAGCAGTGTTAGGCATACCCAAAACGACACTCGCCCGCAGGCGAGACAAAATATGTTTACGACTAGTGGACGTTCTAGTAGACTCGCCCGTAGTCAGAGAATGGATGCGTAACTAGTCTTCCTCGTATGACCCGTAATCATCCGGCAACACAACAAGAGACTGCTTGATGATACCCATCAGACATGTAGCCCACGCAGCCCACTGGTAACTAGCGTCTTCAATGCCATCAATGCCAGCGTGGAACGCTGCTAACAGAAACTCTGCTTCATCCTCATCCAATACAAGAAGTAAACCAAGAACCCTGTCGTCCGTCCATTTAGCATGAGTGCCATCATCGACATCAAATATATTCGCAGTCTCTTTCAACTCCTCATATATTTCTTTTTCGATACTCTCCCCCTGATCCTCAATGAATTTATTCCACGCTACATCAAGAGAAGACTCTTCCATTATTGTTTCGCTACCTTGTCCTTAACAAGAGTTTTAAGAACAGACACAGCCGCTGCCAAACCAGCAACACCAGCACCTTTCGCTGACGACAAGTCAGCAACAACAAAAACACCAAGGAACGCTTGAGCGAAAGTCCACCCAGCACGTTCCAACACATCAAATATGTTCTTCAAATTTTTTCCTTTATTAGATTAATATCTTGGACGAGGTTTCTTACGCCCCATTAGTCGTTCTCATCAAACTTAGCACGCATTCCGTTACTCATTCGTAACATAGCGTCACCAGTAAGAGAACCCTGATTACCCCCACGACGAACAGTATCAACTAAGACCTTGCCCGCTGAAGGCACCCTTGGGGATGTTCCATCCAATTTATGTGGCATCATAACCTACTTTCCGAAAGGGCGGCCACCCTGATTGGCGTTGCCCAAATTAGTATTCCGCAAATACGCTGCGGCTTTCTTAGCCTTCTGACTCATATCCCACATGTTAAATGAAGATGTAGAGTCATAAAGTTGTTCATCCTGTGAACCAAACGTTTCTTCAAACGTCCCATATCCTTTACCTTTTGGCATAATATATCCTTATTGTATAAACAATGCGCCAAACGTTTCACCGTTCACCACACCAGTAACCTTCAAAAAACCTTGTGTTCTTTGAAACTCTCTAACAGCATCACCCGTCTTCTTACCATAAACCCCATCCACAGGACCCGGCTTGAAACCACGCTCCGCTAACTTTCCCTGCACCAAACGCACAGGTAAACCACGACTACGAGAAGGACGAGACAAAGGAGTCTTCTTAACCTGCTCATGTAAATCTTTAAAGAACTGAATAATAGCAGCCCAATCGACACGATCAGGAGCCTGAGAAGTACCCATACCATTCTCAACCCAGTCGCCCAACCAGTCACCCGGACATGTTGTGTAACCCGCTTTCGCTTTCTTACGATGCGTTGAAACCCACAAACCCTTACCGAAATGAGCCTCAGCCGCCTCAACAATAATCTTCAAAGACTCCAAAGACTTCTCGGGGACACTCTTGAAACCCCAACCAGTGAAACACACACTAATGGAACGACTATTCCAACCCTTAGTACCAGCGCCACGGTTACCCCAACCACGCCCCTCATAAATATTACCAGTCTCATCAACAAGCCAGTTGTAGCCAATACCATCCCAGCCTTTACCCATGTGATGGCGTTCAAAAGCCTTAACAGCATCTGACCCACGAGGTCCGTTCTCCACACCAGAATGGTGTATAACAACGCCTGTAACACGAGCAGGGTTCAACCTGTCGAACTTTCCCTTAGGAGGAGGTTTCGCTCCCCAATCCTCTCTCGATAAGTGTTTCATAACTATCAGCCCTTTCTGTCCCGACTACCTAACATTAGGCGTATAATCAAACATATCAGAACCACTTCGTCTTTCTGTCCATCTAGGCACACCTTGTTCCGCATCCAGTTTCGATTTCAAATACCTTAAATACTTAGCATAACTTTCCTGTCTCTCAGGAGTGTTACGCCTCACACTCAACCCAGCCATAGAAGAAAACATTGTTTCAAAAAACTTTGCCTGATACTTAGGCTCAGAAGGTATCATCCTACGCAACGTACTCAAAGCAGGTAACGCATTAGTAACCAGATACAAACTATGATCAGCCATCTGCCAACCCTCTGCCGGATCTTTCTCAGCCCACCCAACACTCTCCAACGCTTGCATCAACCCCGGAATACTCCGAATAGGCTGAGGAGCGATAACTTTCTCACCAGTAAAAGGCGCACCATAACCAGACAACTGTTTCTGAAAACCCATCTCTACAGGAGTTTTAATAATAGGAGACAACTGCCAAGCAAAACTTTGTAAAGTGTTCTTAACACCATATAAAGGATCACCTAACTCTCCCGCCTGCGTAGCAGTCGGATCATACTTCAACAAATCTTGGAAAGGAAGATCAGGCACAGAGTAAACTCTAGCACCAGACGCAGTGAAAGGCATCTTAATACCAAAAGGTTGCAACATGTAATCAGGTACCAAACCATCATCCTCAGTACCCCACTCAAGGTTACGTTTAGCGTTCATCACAGCATTATATTTATTAGGGTGCTTACCTAACTGTTGCAACTGGTAAGGAACATTCTTACGAGTCCAAGTGTAGAAAGGCATCACCCGTTGCATAACGTTTCTTTCAAAATCGGTTAACTCACTGTAATCAAACTGTGACTTAGCGATCCGTTCCAACCCATCATCAACAGAACCACCCCACCGCATAGTGTCCAACCCGACACCCAAACGGATCATGTCCTCAGCCTGCACATTAGCGCTTCTTATCATCTGATAATAAGCAAAGTTACTAGACAAAGGAGACAGGCTTGTAGCCACAAGATCACTAGCGGCAGCATCAGGCATGCCGAAAACTATTTGACCACGCACATGGTTGCTTAAACCAACAGGAGTGTTAGCAAACTGTGAAGCACCACTAATCTGCGCACGAGGATCAAGTTGATTTAACGCCTGTGACACACGGTCAGGTAAAACACGTTGAGCGCCACCAGAAGTAGGAACCCTCACACTCACAGTAGCCTGACCACCACCACGAACACCCGCCTCCAACAACGACACATAATTATTCAAATACTCATCATCACTAGCCTTCGCCAAAGCACGGGCAGCCTCAACAAAAGAAAGATTCTCCCTAGCAGCCTTCTCACCGACACGTTTCGTGATGTTCGCTGCCTTAACCATATGCACAGGGTTGACACCATCTAACCATGCGTTAAAGAAAGCACCGAAAACGTTACGGAAAACGAAACCGGGAGTAGCAATCATTCCTGCTTTAAGAAAGTTTTGAAATTTGTCATAAGTTCTTAACAAACCTTCAACTTCTTTAGGAGTGTTCATGCGTTTAAACGCTTCAGCCGCAACAACCATACCCTCATTCAACTCTGCGTTGCCTGTTGCTATACGCCAAGGACCCCAGTTGGACATGCCGTCCAACACAGAATCCATCCAAGTGTCAATTTCTTTACTGTCCATACCCATAGGGTTCGCTATAGGATCAAACTCGTCAGGTAACAAATAAGACACACGTTCGTAGGCTTCGCTACGTGTAGGTATGCTAGGCAGATCAGCACCTGCTTCCTGCAAGGAGGCTACACCACGTTGCATACCGGACAAGTTCATAAAATCTGCTGCTTCACGAGCCAAAGCCTGTGCTTCCAACTCTGCGAC